TAAAGAAAAGTGGGACGATGCTTATTTTGATGATGGCGAGATTGATATCCGCAAAATAAATGGTGGATATGTTAAAGGAGCGGGCGGCGGACCACAAAAGATGTCAGAGTTTCACGCCGGAGTTGCGGAAAATATTATTAGATATTGGTCAATGCCCGGTGCAAGAGTTGTTGACCCATTTGCAGGTAGAGTGACCCGTGCAGTTGTAACTACAAAATTAGGTAGAGAGTATTATGGTTATGAGATTACACCAAACACACATAGAAGAGCATTAGCACACTTTGATAGGTTAGGTATATCACCAACATTATATTTAGGTGATGGAACAAAATTGAGTAAAACGGAAGACAATTTTTCAGACTTAATTTTTACATGTCCACCATATTATAGTATTGAAAAATATGAAAGTGTTGAAGGACAATTAAGTGATAATAAATCATATTCCGATTTTATGAATGAAATAGATTTATGTGTTGAAAATTGTTTTAGAGTAGCAAAAGCCGGTTCGTTTTGTGTTTGGGTAGTAGCAGATTTTAGAGATAATGGAAATCTATTGAACTTTCACGGAGATACAATTCAATCATTTAAGAAAGCGGGTTGGTCACATCACGATATTATTATTATGGAAAATATATCACCATTTGCAACATTAACACAATATCAGGCTGCATGTAAAAGATATGTGCCAAAAACTCATGAATATATTTTGGTATTTCGTAAACCAGGAGAATATATTATTCCTTCATATTGTAAAGAAATTGAATATGAAATGGATAAAAAAGTTAAAAAGTTTTTTGCATTCTCATAAAAATTTCGTATATTTAACAAACATAAAATTTAAAACAAATGAACAAAAACAATTTATTAAGATTTATTCAAAAGTATTCTTTGGGAGGACTTATTGAATCCGTAGCATGGAACGCAGAAGGAACCAAATTATCAGTAAGATTTATTTCTGATGATAAAACCCTATTAGGTGAAGTAGAATTTAATGCATTTACTTCTAAACCATTTAATGTTGGTATCTATACAACATCATTACTCAAAAATATGATTGGTGTATTAGATAACGATATTACATTGAAAGTTGATAAAACAGGTGATAAAGCAGTTACACTAAAATTAAATTCAGATGATACTGAAACATCGTATCAGTTGGCCGATTTAGGTGTAATTCCACCCGTACCAGATTTAAAAGCATTACCTGATTTTGGTATTGAAATTGATATGACATCCCAAATGGTGGATAAATTTATTAAGGCAAAAGGTGCATTGAGTGATATTGATACATTTACAATCTTTACTGAAGGTGATGATTTAAAGTTAGCAATCGGTTATTCTTCAATATCAACAAATAGAGTCACCTTTACAGCGATTAAAGGATTTACAACCGAAGTTAAACCAATTTCATTTTCAGCAAAATATCTGAAAGAAATTCTTACTGCAAACAAAGAAGCAACTAATGCAAAATTAAAAGTATCAACCGATGGTTTATCACACGTTGAATTCCAAATCGATGACTTTGTATGTAAGTATTATTTAGTAGAAATTTCAAATTAAAAAAAACAAAAAATAAATTTATGAAAAACTTTTTATTAATTTTAGCGGTATTAATTACCACAAATGTATTTGGACAAAAATTCCAAAAATTAGAAGTAAACGTTGGTGCATCATTATTTGCTCCTATTACTAAAAATGTAACATGGAACGATAAAGGATGGGGACAACGAGTACAATTTGCTAAACCAAGAAATGATAAGTTTGCTTATCTATTAAACTTAGGCTTACAACAAAATAAAGGTGGTTATATCCAATTACCAGTTTTATTAGGTGCTAGGCATATTGTTTATAAACAATTATATGTGACATATGGTACAGGCGCTACATTTTTTAAAGATGAAAATGCTAAGTTTACACTAACAGCAGGTTGGGGATTTATTACTAAAAAAATAATTGTTGAACAATCTGTATTTAGAGCAACAAGAGCTAATTATACAACTTTAAATGTAACACATAATAACAATATTGGTATTACAGTATTATATAGATTATAAATAAAAACAAAAAAAATGGCAAAGACAGAACAATTAGAATTATTTCCAGCCGAAAAGGGTAGTTTAGAATTACCAGAGGTAAAACCAATAAAAGATGCCGAATGGTGTTTTCAATTTTTTAACAATGAGCCAGTAGTATTTGGTTGGCAAGGCGAAAATACTGAACCATCCCCATTAGTTTTACAATTACAACCTGTAGAAAGTGATGTATTAACATTTAAACAAAATGGAATGGAGTTTAGAATTTTTGCTAGACCTATCTCCGAAGATACTAAAAAAATAAGAAAGGAGCAGGATGAAAATAAAAATAAAGAAGCTTAACCCAAAAGCAGTAATTCCACAATACGCAAAGTATGGGGATGCCGGTGTAGATTTAATTGCAACATCAATTATATCAGATAAGCCCAACCAAATAACATATGGTATGGGCATTGCAATGGAAATACCAGAAGGATTTGTAGGATTAGTATTTCCACGTTCATCAATCAGAAAAACCGATTTAGTATTATCAAATTGTGTTGGTGTAATTGATAGTGGATATAGGGGCGAATTACAGGCTACATTCAATAAAATTAATCATCATTCAGTAAGAAAAGAAGATTATAAAATAGGTGATAGAATAGCACAAATTATAATCCTTCCATATCCACAAATAGAATTTACAGAAGTAGAAGTATTATCTAACACCGAAAGAGGCGAAGGCGGATTCGGTTCAACTGGAAATTAATATGAGTTTTTTCGCAAACGATATAAGCAAAAGAGAACATACTTTGTGGGTAGAGAAATATCGTCCACAAACACTTGCAGATTATGTAGGAAATGAGCAAGTAAAAGAAACAATCCAACAATATTTGGACACTAATGATATTCCACATCTATTGTTTTATGGTAAAGCGGGTACGGGTAAAACCACACTTGCAAAACTTATCGTAAATACAATTAAGTGTGATAGTATGATTATCAACGCATCTGATGAAAACAATGTGGACACCGTAAGAACAAAGGTAAAGAACTTCGCATCCTCAGTAGGTTTCGCAGGATTTAAAGTGATTATCCTTGATGAGTTTGATTATATGACTCCAAACGCACAGGCAATCCTTCGTAACCTAATGGAAACATTTAGTAAGCATTGCCGATTTATTTTGACTTGTAATTATATTGAGAAGATTATTGACCCTATTCAAAGCCGTTGTCAATCATTTGCAATTACTCCGCCAACTAAAAAGGGTGTGGCGATGCAAGTTAGTAAGATATTGGATGGAGAAAAGATTAAATATGATATTAAAAATGTTGCAGATATAATTAATTCATATTATCCAGATATTCGTAGAGTCCTAAACACTTGCCAATTACAATCCGCAAAAGGAGAATTAAAAGTAGACCATAAAGTAATGGTTGAATCAAATTTTCAGACTAAATTGATTGAATTATTAAAATCAAACGATGATAAACGTAATTTGTTTATGAAGATTAGACAGGCAGTTGCAGATAATCACTTAAACGATTATTCCGAAATGTATTCTATGTTATACGATAAAGTAGATGAGTATGCAGTAGGTAATACTGCAAATGTAATCCTAACTATTGCTGATGGTTTATCCAAAGATGCATTAGTAGTAGATAAAGAAATAGTTTTTATGAGTACAATTATTCAAATTTTAAATATTATAAAATAATGGAGCAAGGACAAGGAATGCCTATGAATTTTAAATTAACAGATGCAAGAGAAATGCTTTGTGAATGCGGTAATAATACATTTATGCCAGGGTTTAGATTTAGAAAAGTATCCCGCCTAATCACAGGTGGAGCAAAAGATAGTGTACTTCCTATCGAAATGTATCTTTGTACACAATGTGGAAAACCTTTACAAGACCTTCTTCCTGACGAATTAAAAGATAATAAAGTAATTGAATAATGGCAGCAAAAAAATTATTTGACCATTTAAATGCAATAACTGCAGAGCAAGACCCAAAATATTTTGACCGACTTTCTGAAGAGGATTTAAAATCATGGAGTAATTTTATGATTAATCGTTTTCTTTCTATGAAACCAGAGTGGGTTGAGTTGATTGCTACCTTACTTCCTTTAACACAAACCTTACAACCTAAAGAAATGTATAAGTTGTATATTAGTGTTATTCCAAAAGGTAAATACTTTTTAAAATATATCAAAGGTAAATCTGCAGATAAATATGAAAGTTTTTTAATTGATTTAATTAAAACAGATTTTCAATGTTCAGAAAAAGAAGCATTGGAATATATTGAAGTCCTTTATTCAACTAGGGAAGGTAGAGAAAATATTAAATACATTTGTGAAAAATATGGTACTGATAAAAAACAAATCACAAAGCTTAAATTAAAAATATAGTGTTCAATAAAAAATACCTAATAGCCAGCGGTTGTTCCTTTACAGAAGGACATATTTTAAAAGAAAAGGGGTCTTGGGCAACTTATTTTGCAAAAAATAATAATTTAACATTGGTAAATTTAGGTAAGGGTGGAGCCGGAAACGAATATATTATAAATAATACAATACAATATTCTATTATGAATAAAGAAATAGCAGATAATGCTATTTTTGGTATTCAGTTAAGTGAAGTTTTAAGAACTTTAGTTTGTTTAGATTTTCCAGATACAAATGGATACCCAAAATATACTCACCTAACACCTATGTCATTTATAGATGAGCAGCATTTTGATAATTGGAATTTTAATGTGTATCATAATAATTTTATTTATGAAAACAGATATTCATTGGCTCCATTTTTTATAAACATTACACATGCCGTATCTATAACAATTAATTCTTTAATTAATTTTATAAATTTTTGTGAAAAAAATAATTATCAGTATTTTATATTTGATGGTATAAACACTAATATTCCAGAAAAAACGAAAAATGGGTGGGGTTTAATTGGTAAGGCGGAAATTGATAATCATAAAGTAGAGGTTATGGAAAATTTACAAACTTTTGGTGAATTTAAAAATAACGGCCGACCTATAATCCATAAATCTATAATTGAATATTTACTTAATATAAAAAATTACATCAGAGATGTTCAATATAAGCAATATTTGATTGATATAGGAGATAATGAATATAACGATAGTAATTTTTATTTGAAAGATAATGTAGGCCATCCAAATGAATTAGGTTCAAAACTATGGGCAGAACATTTGCAACCAATTATAGAAGATTTATTTGGTAAAATAAATTAAATTGGTTATATTAGATATATGGCAAGAGTATCATTTTCACAATACAGCATGTGGAGTACATGTCCACATCAATATAAATTAGCATACATAGATGGATTATCAGAATCCGGTTCGAATATACATTCTATATTCGGAACAGCAATGCACGAAACCTTACAACACTATTTAGATAAGTGTTTACGAATATCGAAATCACAAGCCGATAAGATGATTGATTTAAAGGAGTATCTCAAAGAAAGAATGAGGGAAACTTACCTAAAAGAAGCTGAAGGTGAAATTGGTTCTACTATTTGCACAAAAGAGGAAATGGTAGAATTTTTACACGATGGTAATGTTTTACTAGATTGGTTTCAAAAATCTAAAAACTTTAATAAGTTCTTTTCGCTAAAGCATGATGAGTTAGTAGCAATTGAGCAACCAATTAATACAAAGATTGCAGAGGGGGTAAACTTTATGGGTTTTATTGATTTAATTATTAGAGATACATTTACAGGCAAATATCGTATTATAGATTTCAAAACATCTACTGCAGGTTGGAGTAAATATCAAAAATCAGACCCGGTTAAAAATTCACAAATACTCCTTTACAAAAAGTTTTATGCGGAAATGATTGGTGTTTCTGAAGATATGATAGACGTTGAATTTATTATATTAAAACGTAAAGTAACTGTAAGAGAGGATATACCAACACACCGAATAAGTAAACATATTCCTGCAAGTGGTAAACCATCTATTAATAAAGCATGGGCTGGTTTTAAAGGATTTGTAGAGAGTGTATTTGATGAATCAGGTAATTACCGATTGAATACAAATTATATTAAAAAGCCAAGTAAACTTTGTGATTGGTGTGAATTTTTAGGAACGCATTGTGACGGTAAAAATTAAACTTAAACTATATATATTTAAAATAAGTTATGGCTAAAAAGAAAATTCTGTTACTTTCCGATGACCTTAGAATGGCTAGCGGTATCGCAAATGTTTCAAAGCAATTAGTATTAGGGACAGTTGATAAATATGATTGGGTACAATTGGGTGCAGCAATTAAACATCCAGAAGCTGGTAAAGTTATGGATTTAAATGAAGATGTTCGTAATAGGA